GGGTGATGTCGAGCAGTTGCGCGGCGCGTTCGGCGTCGGAGAAGAACAGCTCGTAGAAGTCCCCCATGCGGTAGAAGAGCAGCATGTCCGGGTGTTCGGCCTTGATGCGCAGGTACTGCTGCATCATCGGGGTATGTTTGTTAAATTGAGAATTGCTAAACTCTTGATTTTCTTCGTTATTAGCCTTCAAATCGTTGCCTCTGTTGCTTTTATCGGTTTTTGCTTTGTTGAGATAATATCAACTACGCTTGTTTGAGCTTTGTATAACTTGGTTGTTTAGCGTAAGTTTTTGGAGTAACTTATAGAACTTACGCCGGGTGCTTCGGCGGTTTTTGAAAACTTACGCCGCTATGAACTTTGACGCTCGCAATGCCAAGCTTCTCAAACCTGGGGAACATATTACATTAGACGGGTATCCCGGTCTTCGCCTTGAGGCAAATGGCACTTATCGAACATGGCTGTATCGCTACAAGAGTCCAGTTGATGGGCGAATGCGTAGGATAAAGATCGGGCACTGGCCAGCGCTTTCAATGCCTGCTGCGATTGTCGCATGGGAAGGATTGCGCGACCGGCGTGATGCAGGAGAAGACCCTGCTGCCGTGGTGAAGGCAAAGCGGATTGAGGCGCGGACTGAGGCGGCGAAAGAGGCAGAGCGAAGCAGCGCCAGCGCATACACAGTTCGTCGCCTGTGTGATGATTACATGCTGGAGCACGTCACAAGGCACCGGGCAAAGAAAGGCGCAGACGAAATAGGGCGCATGTTTTCCAAGATGCTCAGTACGGTCGATGACCTACCGGCATCATCAATCACTAGATCGCAGGCATTCGACCTGATTCAGATCTATGCGGGGGACGCTCCTGTTCAGGCCGGGAAGCTACGTTGCGAGTTGGGGGCCGCCTGGGATCATGCGCTGGACGCTGGTCGTTTGTCTGACACCACGCCGAATTGGTGGCGTTTGATTTTGCGCGGGAAGATTCGCTCGAAAGGAAAGGCAATATCAGGCGTGAAGATCGGCACAGCAAAACGGGCATTGTCGGAATCAGAAACGGCTAAGCTGGTGCTATGGTTGCCTAACTTCACCCGGCTGATTTCCGACATCCTGACAATGTATTTATGGACAGGAACGCGAGGCGCTGAGATCGCCGCAATACAAGGATCGGAGGTGTCAGAAGAGCCTGACGGGTGGTGGTGGACAATTCCGAAAGAAAAGACGAAGAACGCACGTCACGAGAATGCAACAGACTTGCGTGTTCCGTTGGTTGGGCGCGCGCTTGAGGTCGTGTGGCGAAGAAAGGAGCTTTACGGAACCGGCCCTCTGTTTCCTGCACGCGGTGTAAAACCGATACGAAGCATAGAACAGAAGACGATCCAGGCATCCGTGTTCACCTATCAGCCATATTCTGAAACAAGGCCTGAGTGGTTGCGTCCTCGTCTTCCTGTCACGCATTGGGCACCACATGATCTGCGAAGGACTGCACGGACAATTCTGGCCAAGCTTGGGTGCCGTGACGATGTAGCCGAGGCGATACTTGGGCACATGCAGCCAGGAGTAAAGGGAACCTACAACCGGCACTCCTACGACAATGAGCGCCGTGTGTGGCTCACTCGGCTGTCTGAACACATTGAATCGCTTGTTGAATCCCACCGGTAGCCTGACGTTTTTTTCCTCCCCCTGATGTATTAGGCGGCGGCGGAAGATCAGATACCGGGCGGGCTTCTGCCCAATCCTCAATTTCTCTGACGAGCCATCCAGTTCGCCGCCCGGAAAGCTGGCGCGGCTTTGGAAAACGTGAAGCACGTATTTCGCTCTCAATGGTTGATTTTGACAAGCCGACAACATCGGGCAGCGTGTCCATGGTCAGGTAGAGTGGTTTCATCAGAAGGGCACCTCGTCCCACTTCCATTCAGGGCACCCGGATAGCTTGACCTCTGGGGGCGGCTCGACGCCACCGGCCCGCTTGCATCCACGACCGTCAAACGCATCGCATGAACCGCATCCGGTATTGATGTTTTCGAGAAACGAGATTTCCATGCGCAGCACTTCGATGCGCTTGGCAATTTCTTTCTTGGTGGTGTAAGTGGACTCGCTCATGCCGCGCTCCCATCGATTTGGTTGAGGCGGGCGAACTGCCCATGCAGCCGGATTGCTGCCTCGTTGTAGGCTTTGGCTGCGGCAATCTCGCTGTCGAACAGGCCAAGGTGCGTCCTCTTGCCATGCTTGGAGATTTGCGCTCTCCATAATCCGCAGTCAATCCTGAAATGGACGCCTAAGTGATTGGACGTTGAGCCGCAGGCGCTGGCCCTGTTTGTGGAGTTTTCGCAGGCCGTGGCAAGACGCAGGTTCTCGATACGGTTGTCGCTTCGACTGCCGTTGATGTGATCCAAGCGGCCTTCTGGATATTTGCCGTGGTGCATTGCCCAGACGATGTGATGCGTCTGGATCAAGCATTCGTCAATCTGGATGTAGCTATATCCGTCATGGTGCTGGCACCCAGCCTCATTGCCAACAACAGCACGAACAGCTTTGTGGTTTGGGCGCTTGATCCAAAAAACACGGCCAGCGTCGTAGCGTATAACATCATGCAGGCGATCAATGGAAGGACGTGTTTTCATCAGAACACCTCGTTCGCAACAACAACACCGCGCACAGCAGCCGGATTTCCTTGATCCAGAATCCGGCCAATCACTCTCCAGTATTTTCCATCAAGTTTCACGGTGATTTCGCGTGGCTGAATCCAGACGCGATGCCCACTGCTGACGGTATTCAAAGCCTCATCTACAGTGTTTGGGCAGATGGTTCCATGCTCCCAGAACCATGTGACAGCGTGCTTCTTCACATACGATCTGTCATCTTCAAGCGGGACGTATTCATCAAATGACGATGGGCCGCACCAGTACGTCACTCGCATTGACGGTGGGCGCCCAATCTTCACGTGCTTGCGATACTCGACGCGATCAACGGCATAGGTGCGCGGCTTTTCAAGCGCGGCAACGATCACGGCATCAGAGGCTTCGGTGCTGTGCTTGGCTTGCTCGTTGTCTGGGAAGATGTGGCAGCATTCCGGGCACTCGCGCGCGGCGGTGTGGATCAGCGCCTGACAGTTCGGGCATTCCTTGACTGGAGCTACGCTGACGCCTTCGCCCTTCTCGGCCTTGCGCTTCACCTTGATCTGGTCAATGGGGCCGTGCCGTTCGACGTTGCCAGCAAAATCGAGAATCAGGGTGTTGTCCTTGCAGTCATGCTTGCGCAGGCCGCGCCCCATGATCTGCACATACAGGCCGGTGCTCTTGGTCGGTCGCAGCATCACGATGCAGTCAATGTGCGGCGCGTCAAAACCAGTGGTCAGCAGCATGGCGTTGAACAGAAAGCGCGTGCGCCCGTCCTTGAAGGCGTTGATCTTGGCGTCACGTTCTCCGGGTGGCATGTCACCGGTCACGTAGTCAGCGGCCCAACCACGGGCACGGGCTGCTTCGGCACAGTGGGCGGCGTGCTCGACGCCAGCACAGAAGCCAAGGACGTGCTGGCGGTCATGGGCGTAGCGGCCAACTTCATCCAGCGCGCCCTGGATCAAGTGCTCCTTGTCCATGGCGGATTGCAACTCGGTGGCCACAAATTCACCGCCACGGGTATGCACGTCGGACAGATCGGCCTTGGTAGCGCCATTGCGGGCGACCAGCGGGCAGAGCCAGCCGTCTTTTATGAGGTCGCCGACCCCGGCCTCGTAGGCGATGTCGGTAAATATCCGGCTCGCGCCCTCGGTCAAAATTCCGGAGTCCATGCGGTACGGTGTGGCGGTCAGGCCGATGACCTTGAGGGATGGATTGTGCTGACGCAGGCCGTCGAGGAAACGACCGTACATGGTGTCCGAGTTCTTGGACAGCAAATGCGCCTCGTCGATGATGACCAGATCTGTACCGGCAAACTTGGTGGGCATCTTGTGGATGGACTGGATACCGGCCACGGTGACTTGATGCTTGGATTTCAGGCCAAGACCGGCAGACCAGATGCCGATAGGCGCTTCCGGCCAATAGCGAATGATGGCCTGTGCGTCCTGGGCGATCAGTTCGCGTACATGGGTCAAGAGTACGATGCGCGTGCTTGGGTATTGCTCAAGCGCTTCCTGAATGAAAGCGGCCATCGTCAAACTTTTGCCAGACCCGGTAGGCAATACCAGAATAGGATTTCCGTCTTTCGTCTTGAAATATCCGTACAGGGCATCAATCGCAGCACGTTGATATGGGCGCAATATCGGCTTCATGCTACGTGCGCCCATGATCCATGACGCTTGATATTAGAGACGTGCGAATGCGATATTCCGTAGTTCTTGGCAATCTCTCGTGTCGTCCTGCTATCACCACGAATTTCCATGACTTGCGACTCGGTGATCTTCGCTACGCCGCTTGCTTCGCCTGCCGCAACACGCCCCTTGGCATCGCGGTCATCCATGTTTTCCTTATGGCTTCCAAGGAACAGGTGAGCCGGATTGACGCATGACGGGTTATCGCAGTGATGGCAAACGCACTGACTATCAGGTATCGGGCCGTGGTGCCTCTCGAATGAGAAACGGTGCGCCATCACAGAGCCGGGTTCCTTACCGGCGTTGAAAATACCGTAGCCGTCGCGGTGCTTGCTGGCCTTCCATATCCAGCAACTGTCCGTCTTTTCAACCTTCGTCAAAAATCTCTGCTCTGGCGTACCGAAGAACTTGGCCGGTGCATTCGTTGTGCCGTGGCGCTTCAATCTGGCGTAGTGCATGCCGCACAAATCTCGAACTGATGCCTGCTTTTCACAGCCGTCTATGCTGCACTTATTCATGCTTTCCCCTCTTTTCTGAATTTCATTGGTCGTCTGTTTCCGATGTGCCACCCGTTGCAGGTCTGGCACCGATACACGCTGACGCGCGATTCCTCGCTGCCACGTGACCGCTTGGCGATGCTTCTGGCCAGCGTGACGCTTTCGTATCGGTGCTTGCCGATGCACTGCGCGGCTTGCTTGATCTCATCTGGCTTGGTCGTCTTGGCCATGGGTATCGAGATTTTCTCTATTCATGATTAACCCGCAATCGTTCCATTGAACTCGATACGGAATTTCTCAATCTCAGGGTCGCAAATAGCCCGGTGATCTTTTGCCGCGCTGATTTCCTTGCTGGAGTAGATGAACTGGTGCAGGGGCAAGTCGGCGGGTAGCTTGGTCACGCCGTCGGTGACGATGAACTGAGCATCCTTGTCCTTGCGCTTGAACAGAATCCAGCCGTCTCCAGCATCCAGCGGTTCGGCATAGGTCAGCAGGAACGGCAGCGGCAGATGGTTTCCGCAACCGGCACGCTGGGCATGAACCGGGATTTCTGGGCCGTGCTTCGCACACGACCAGCGCCCGTCGCCTTCGCGCTCTGGCGTCGAGTGGCAGCAAGACCGGCAGGACAGGTCTGGCACGCGGTTGCCATGACACACAGAATTATGTGAGCACCAATTGCACAGATAGAACTTGGGATCGTCGCTGATCTTCGAGGGCGGCTCGGTGGCAAAGATGATCGACTCAGCCTTGGCGTTGATCTTTTCAAACTCCACCTGGTTGAACTCGATGCGCTCAGAGTAAAGCTCGTCGGTATCCTTGTTCACGGCCAGGTACAGCGCACGATCCATGCCGCTCTTGCCCATGTACCACTGAATCTGGGCGAAGTGCTCGGGCTTGGCCTTGGCTACGCCCTTCTTTTTCAGGTCGGCGAATGACTTGGCCGAGTGGGTCTTGAATTCGAGGACGTGCCGCTTCTGCCCACCTGTGGTTATCCCGCTGGCGCAGCCATCCATGCTTCCACGCATGTGCCCGCCGAA